TCATTTTAGAATCAATACTTAAAATTGGGTTGTACAACTGCATCATTTTATAGTTTCGTTGTAAAATAGACTCATATTCTAAAATATTTTCAAAAGCTTTTATTTTGTTTTCTTGTAGTTCTTTTTTACAGTGCGAAAAGATATCTTTAAATGTTGCATTTTTTTCTTCTTTTAAAAAAGGAAACCTTTTTGATATTGTCTTTAAACCAAGACCGGGTACACCTTCAATATTGTCTGATTTATCTCCTGCCATTGCTCGGGCCATGGCAAAGTTTGTTGGGTGTATATCAAACTTTTCTATGATAGAATTTTTGTTCAAAATTTCTTTTTGAACTGGTCTATACAAAACAGTTTTGTCGTCTAAAAGTTGAAAAAAATCTTTGTCGCTTGATAAAATGATCTTCTCGTAGTCTTCAAGCTGTTTGTGGTGCGCAACGTAAGCGATAATATCATCCGCCTCTGTATGATCGAACATGAACTGAATTACTGGAATCTGATTATAATAATCAATAAGCCTAGTTTGTTGCCACATCTTGTTATCGACTTCTGCATCTTCAGACATATTTCTGATAGACCTGTTAAGCCTAATTGGTTTTCTTCCTGCTTTATAGTCTTTCTTTAAAGACTTTCTCTTTTTTGAGCCGCCGGCGCCGTCCCAACAAATTACTATCATGTCAGGCTTAGATTCTCTAGTTATTTTTTGTAAACTTTGCATGCACCCTCTAAGGCCACCAATTGGTGCTCCGTCGACAGAGATGCTGGGGTTTACAATATAATTTCTAAAAAAAAGATTCAGCTGATCTATGATCAGCACTCTTTTGTGCTTGTTCAATTTTTCCTCTTTCTGATTTGTTATGTTCTATAAATTCGACTGACTACTTTTTTAGAACTAATCGGTATAAAAGAATGTACACCGTCTATCTTTCTAGCATCGATGGCCATTCTTTGTAAATGTAGTTCTAATGTAGGCTCCATCTGGAAAAATTTAACCCTTAAATAGGTTTTCTCTACATTTTCTGAAACCGGTTTTGCCGGCCCTGATATTGTGACAACCGTGATTCCGCAAACACCACGAAGGTTGTCAGTTACGATCGTTAATTTTTTTTCTCTGGCTGACCGCATTACTACGTCGCACTCATATAGCGTATCTCTAAAATACTCTTTTATAATGTTCTTAAGAGAATCCATGTACAATCACCTCCACTAAGTAAATAGTTTAAAGTTTATACATTTCAATCGTATTATGATTAGTTGTGTAATAAACTCTCTTTACACCAACATGTTTTAAAACAGAATGGCACATTGAGCAAGGCTTGCTATTTCGAAAGTCCCCCTTCTTGTTAATCCTGCAAACATAGACATCTGCTCCAGTGGTGACGTTTCTAGGCATGCCTAGAATACACCCTAATTCTGCGTGTACTGTTGCATGCCCTCTATGAGGAGCACGAAAACGTCGACCAAAAGAACTATAACTATCTTTGTTATAACAAGCGTTCAACACAGAGCCGCCCTTAACTAAAACTGCTCCGTGACGAATTTTGCCATAAACACTGTTAGAGGCTACGTTTTTAGCTAGAGAGAAAAAACGATTGATCTTTCTTGAAGCGTCAACCGGAGATCCTTTAATGCCTGTTCTTGGTTTAAATCTTCTTTCCATAAAGTCTTTAAAAACATAAGAACCACTTATTAAAAATCAATCTTCTTGGCTGTCAATATCATAAAAATCGTCGGCTTTGCCTTGCTTTGCTTCAAACCTCATAATGATCTCCTCGTCCATCAATTGCAAAACCCTAGCTTTAAACTTGTTATCTTGGAGCTTCTCACTCCACTTAGAAGCTTGAAATTTCTCCGACTTGCCGTCTTCGTAAAACAGGGTATACCAGGCTCCAGAACACTGGAGTGCGTCGGATATTTTAACTGCCTCAAACCAACTATCTTCGTCTTGGATGCAAGCGTCTTCCGCGCCCCATAAAATTTTAAAAGTGCATTGTCGGCCTTGTGTACCGAATCGACTTTTCTTAAGAGTTACTTTTACCTCCGAGCCAATTCTGAAGCCGTTTTCATCTGTAACAAAAGATGCTTTTGCTTTTCTAGAAGTTAACCATAGTCTTAAAGAATACGTGTATGGCAACGATTTACCGCCAGGAGTGAACCATGGCGTTGTCATTGCTTCAGCTACATTGCTTGTAATGTTTGTTTTTAGCTGGTTAAGTACCAGAAGGGTGGATTGTGAATTCGCGATTGGTTGTGTTAATTTTTGTACACCTTTGGACAGAATCCTAGGCTTCAGGGCCATCGAGGACTGCGGGTTGAAGTCTCCTGCGATGTCTGTTTCACAAGGCGTTTGAGCAACAGAGTCCCACACGAAAAGCATAGAATTTTCATTTGTTCCCAGCATCTCTTCGATAGTTTCTAAAACTGTCTCGACGCTATGTGCTTGTGTATATAAAAACCATCCCATCCCTTCCGGCGTTTCTTCCTCTAAATGACAACCAACTCTCTCTAAAAACACGCTATCAATAGCAGATTCTGAATCGAAATATACTACATCGATTCCCATTTTTTGAGCGTTCGCTGCAATTTGAGCAGCCATATAAGATTTGCCAGTACTTTCCTGGCCGGCAATTTCAACAACTTTTCCTAATGGAACTCCAGCTAGTTTGCCTTTGCAAACTATACTGTCTAGCCATCTTGAACCAGTTGGGATCCAGGTTCGAACATCAGTAGGATTCTCTCCTGCAAGAGAATAAGCAATCTCTGATCCAGCTTTCTTGTTAACTAAATTCCTCATTTCTTTAAGGTTGAGTCTTCCTAACTTTTTTGCTTTTGTTTTCGCCATGGCTTTTTTCCTGCTGATTTATAAAATTGAGGCACCTGTGAACCCGTGCCTCCCTGCGGTCTTGTTTATGGCCAGCGCGTCGTCATCCCCACAACGACACGTCTCGCGTGAGCTACTGCCACTTAACAAGTTTTTGTTAACCCAGCAACTCTTCAAAAGCCTTATCAACTGCACTTTCAGGAGTGGTGGACTTATACTTAGTTGTCTCGACTGAGACATCCTCTGCGTCCTCTTCTCCAAGCAAAAATTCGTCTAGCATCTGTTGAATCTCTCCCGGGGTTTTCCGGGCCGATTGAAATACCTCGTCGTAATTCGGAATAGATTCCAAGAGACCAGAGATATCATCTTCTGTTTTAGCTAAACCAGACGGTTTTCTTCGTGGAGTGATCGCAGTCTGAGGAAACTGAGCCCCTGCCGGTTTCCCGTAGTGGATGGTAAGATCCGTACCCTCGTTAACATCTGTAATATCTCCATACTCTGGATTTAATACTAGATTAAGAAGCTCCTTATATGCGGTCTTACCATAGCCCCATAGGCGTACGCCCTTATCTTCCTCTCCTCGTACAATCACGGGCGAGAAAAAACGCTGGCGCGCGTTAAGACTTTTTGCCATCTTAACACTCTCTTCGGAGCCATCATTATACAACTGACGAATAAAATCGTTAAGAGGATCATCTTCTCCAAAATTCTTCTTTGGGCTCAAAAATCCAGCATTCTTGCCTAGATTATAATGAAACCAAAACTCCTTGAACGGATCTCCGTCAGAAGTTGGAAGAAGACGAATCACTGTTTCGCCATCTTCCGGACGCCAGAAGGCGCTCTTGCCATTGCCGCGATTTTCTAAGGCGTCGCGCTTTGCCTTCATCTTTGTTAAGTCAATACCCATTGTGTTTCTCCTTTTTAGGTATAGTATGGTCAGCTAATTTTCTAACCATCTAGATAATAAAATAATAACAATCTACAGATTGTCAACTACTCTTTCTTCTTGTATTTTACTAGCATAATGTGCCGTGTAAACATAGTTTTGTTCATAGCTCGTCATATATATGGCAAAGCATGATGTACATCTTTCTTCTTTATCTGATTTTTCTTTAACATAAGTTCTTATTTTATCAAGTAAATCTTTTTCTTCATCTAAAGTATCTTTTGTTATGCCAAAAAAGTATTTTTTCATTCTAGTTTTTTGCAAGTCATAAAATATTTTTTCAGTTAATGAATCATATCCGACAACTCCAAGCGTGCATATCTTACAACTTTGTACAGGCTCAGAAAGATTTGTTAAAATTGGTTCTGTGTTGTTGAAAACATTTAACATGTGAAAGGTGCTAGAGATAACTTTGTTTATGTCGTTCCAGTAATTTGATATCGAAACGTTATCTAGCGCTTTTTCTACCTGTTCATTCGAGATAATAAAGAGATTTGATATTAAGTTTGATCTAGTGTATTGTTGCAGAACACCAAAGTTTAAGCGTTCGATCATGATCTGTTCTTCTGTTGACGTCGAAGGGTCTGGCTTCACATAAATAATAGTCAACTTTCTATTTTTTAATTGCTGCAGGACTCT